GAGTAATGAAAGGCCGGTGAATAATGAAAGACCAGTCTATAATGATCACAATATTTTTTCACAAAAGGTAATTGATAAAGCAAAGAAACAGCGAAATGAAGATGAAATACAAAAAACAGTAGATGAAAGAAATAAAAAATTATCTATAGACAACTTTCCTGAACTTAATCCTGTAACAAATAAGAAACCTATAGAAAATATACAAAAACCTATTATTAGCTTTTCTGAAAAATTAAAACATGTTGATGTTGTAGTTGAAAATAATATAAAGCAAATACCTTACGGGTGGGCAGTAATTAAACGCGATCCAATCACAAAAAAACTAATTACAGAATATAACAAAGACTATGAAAACGACCTTAAAAAAGCAGAATTAAAAGAACAAGAAAAATGGCCATTGAAGGTTTTAGATTCTTTAGTTGATTTATATGAAAGAGAAAGGGATAATTATATTGATAAATGGGGATATGACGCTTATGAGACAAAGTATTTAGATCCCGATTATGATGATGAATATTTTGACAGATTAGACGAAGCTTACGCTAGTGAAACTGAAGAGGATGATGATGAATATGAAGAAGAATATGAAGAAGATTATTATTATTGGAAAAATTAAATTAAACTAAACTAAAATAAAATAAATTAGTTAAAAAGTATAATGTATTATATGAGTATTTTATAGTATATTATGCAGAATAATGAATTAAACGATGATTGGATAAATAAGTTTGAAGAAAATGACAAACTATATAAGGATTTTTATAAGGATAATGTATACTATATCAATATTGATTTTATTTATATTAATAAAAATAACGAAATCGAAAAAATTAAACAAGATTCTTTTTTACTATCAAAACAGAATAATATTACAAGAGATGAATTAGTTGGATTACTTAAAAGAAATTCAATTGATAATGATAAAAGATATTCATTATTGTCCATTTTAAAATATAATATAACATTAGAGTCGGATGATATTAAAAAATTCTTATTAGCAACCGATTTATCGTCATATAACAGCATGTTTTTGTCAATTAATAAACATATTGACACAATTGTTTTTGAAAAAACAATAAATATGTTTCAAGATCTAAATAATTTATATTTTATTTTTTATGAAAAAACAGACGATTTGAAGAATCGTGACTTAAATAGCGTTACAAAAAGGATTTATTTAGGTATTATTTCTAATACAAAACCAAAAACACATAAAAAAACTATCAAAAAACAATATAAAGTCTAATAATTATATTATACAATTAACAATGGCAGCACTAATTAACGCACTCGATAACTATACTCCTACACAAATCGGCGAAAATGGTCATTTAGAATATGGATGGTCTAATGACATTAGAGAGAAAATACTACAATTTAGTTTTCAACTAGTTAGAACAAGTGAAACCACTACTTTGAAAACTATATTAAATGATATGTTAACTGTTTTGAAGTATCGTGCCACCAGTAAAATAATTGTAGAGAAGGAATTGGCTCGTGGATATTTATCAATGCTTTACAGGATAATTGGTCATACTCGCGACATTATTGATGGAAAAGGTGAATATAATTTGACGTATATGATGATTCATACATGGCATAAATTTTATCCTGAACTTGCGAAATTCGCTCTGAAATGTTTGGTCGACATGGGTGATCGAAATGTCCATCAGTACGGGTCTTGGAAAGATATCAAGTATTTTTGCGACTACGTTAAAAGTGAGGATGGAAATATTAATAATTACTTGATTGAGTATGCCATAAAATTAGTTAATAACCAGATCAGCAAGGATTATGAAAAAATGCTTATTAATTCAAATGAAATTTCATTGACTGCTAAATGGGCGCCTAGAGAAAAATCATCTTTTGGGTGGTTATATGAGCAATTAGCAATTGATTATTTTTCTTATTTTTTAACAACAGCTATGAATAGTTTAAGTTATCAAAAAGCAATTCTCAAGAGTAAAACCGAATATCGTAAGGTTTTATCCGCATTAAATCGAAAAATCGACACCCTACAAATTAAGCAATGTGGTCAGATGTGGTCTTCGATTGATTTTAACAAGGTAACATCGATTTCCATTACCAAACAAACCAAGGCGTTTTTAAATGTTAAAAAAACAGGCGATGTGCGATATCCAGATGTTCAAGATAGGGTTCATTGTGCCGATAATTATAATAATTTTGTCAAAAGTACTATTAAGAATTGCTCCGAAATCAAGGGCAAGCGTGTTGGAATGGCTGATTTCACAAAGCAAGCAATTGATTTGATTAATGGTCACAATAATCAGGTAGAGAAAGATATTCTCAATTCTCAGTGGCGCGACAATGCGAAGCAAACGGGCGCCCTTGGCAAAATGATTGCAATGGTTGACGTTTCGGGTTCGATGGACGGCGATCCAATGAATGTCGCGATTGCGCTTGGACTCAGAATTGCCGAAAAGTCGGTTTTGGGCAAGCGATTAATGACTTTTAGCTCTAAACCCAAATGGGTCAATTTGGAAGGTTATACCGATTTTATCTCGCAAGTAGACGTTGTAAAGCGTGCCGATTGGGGTATGAATACCAACTTTTACGCCGCATTAGATTTAATTTTGAATGCCATTATTGAAAATAAAATGGCACCAGAAGATGTTCAAGACATGGTTTTGGTAGTTTTATCAGATATGCAAATGGACTCTGGTGACTCATGTAATAAGCAGGTTTTATATGATACTATGAAATCAAAGTATGAAGTCGCTGGAATCCGAGTTCATGGCGCACCTTATAAACCACCACATATTCTTTTTTGGAATTTGCGAAGCACTGGTGGGTTTCCTAGTTTATCAAATCAACCCAATGCTTCTATGATGGCAGGATTTAGTCCGGCACTATTGAATCTGTTTTGCGACCAAGGTTTAGACGCTCTTAATGCGTGTACGCCATGGTCTCTCCTTGAAAAAAGCCTAGAAAATGAAAGGTATAAAATTTTAAGTGATAGACTTTCGAACGAATTTGATTTATAATTTATAATTTACACTTGTAGAAATGCGCAAATGTGTAAAAAAATAATAAAATATAATTTTATATAATTATATTTTAATGAAAAGTATTATTTACAAAAAGAGTGTTGAAGAGGAGAGAAAAATGATTGAAATGGAAAAAAGTCTTAGTATACCATATCCAATGAAAACTAATTATAATATTATTATACCACCAAATATATTCCAAACATGGTATTCAAAAGTTTTACCGCCTTTAATGACTCATTCTATTTTAAAAATCAAAAAATTAAACCCAAGATTTAATTACTTTTTATATGACGACAATGACTGTAGAGAATTTATAAAAATATATTTTAGACCGGATGTTTTAATGGCTTATGACAAATTGATTCCCGGCGCTTACAAAGCGGATTTATGGCGTTATTGCGTTCTTTTTATAAAAGGAGGAATTTACTTGGATATTAAGTACACTCCGTTAAACGGATTCAGGTTTATTAATTTAACTGAAAGCGAACATCTTGTATATGATATTGATGGTGTAAATATATATAATGCTTTGATGGTTTGTCTTCCTGGAAACAAATTATTAATAAACGCCATTAATACGATTGTTGAAAATGTAAAGAATAAATTTTACGGTAGCAGTTTTTTAGAACCTACAGGACCTAAATTACTATCAAAATTGATCACTGAAGATAATAAATCGATTATAGATTTAAATCACAAAGAATTAAACGGTGACAATAATTATAGGATAATTTATTTTAATGGTAAACCCATTTTGAAAAGTTACAATGGACATACTAATGAGAGAGACAAAAATTCAAAAAAAAGACATTATTCACATTTATGGAATGAAAGACGCGTTTATTTGTAAATATTCCGTTCTTCCCACATTTTATCATATCTTTTTTTATTAATTTTATTATTTTGTAAGTTTCTTTCATCGTTGTATTGTGGATATTCTGTTGAAATAACAAATATATTTTTGTATATAATGTATCCTCCTCCATCATAATGTAGCATATCCATGTTTATACCTAGTTTATTATGTAGCATTACTGCTCCTAGCATTTTAGGACCTGTTGGAGATAAAGGCGTTTCACCATAATATTTATTCTTTACATTTTCAACAATTTGTCTTATCGATTTGTATAAAAACAGATTTCCTTTTTTACAAGCCATTAAAGCGTTATATACAGAATTCGGTGGTCTATCCTTTACAAAATGTTCTCTTTCTGTAAGTTCAATTAATTTGAATCCATTTACACAACAAAATTTAATGTCCATGTAAATGCCGCCATTTATAAATAAAACACATAGTCTCCATAGATCTGCTTTATACGCTCCTGGAATTAATCTGTCATAGGCATCCAAAACATCCGGTTTAAAATGGGTTTGTATAAATTCTCTGCAGTCATTGTCGTCATATAAATGGTGGGTAAATCTAGGATTTTGCGCTTTAATTAGTTCTACTCTTTCTCTCATTTTAGCTGGTAAATCTTTTGTAAACCATGTTTGATAAATATCTAAAGGTATTACACTGTTATAATAGTTTTTAAAATAGTTATATTGTTTGTTATAAATGACAATTTTTTTAGTATTATTTTTCTTATTTAATATTTTTAACATATAAATATTAGATATATTTAATTAATAAGAATCTTATCTGTCCAATATTTTAAACAAAGTTTTTCATAATTAAATGTTCTTTGTTTAAACTCAGCAATTGTTTTTAACAATAATTCATTATTCACTTCTGACCAATTATCAACAATTAAAACTGGTAAATTTTCAAACATTTTTCTGAAATTAGCTGCTTTAAGTATTGGTATACATCCTAAACATAATGCTTCCCATGTCCTATGACAATCCATTCCGTTGCCAAATGGAGACAAAACAAAAGTATATGTTGACATAATTTTCCAATTTATTGTTCTTTTTGTAAAATTATCATTAAATACCATTATGTCTGTTGAAATACTTTTTACAGAATTCACTCTATCGCCGAACCTGTCATTTATTTTTGAAAAATTAACATATATTTTTGGTATTCTCTCATAAAATGGCTTTGATTTTTCTTTTATACTTACAAGTGTGAATTCTTGGGCGCCAGGCAAATGACTTTCGTTTGGTAATTTCCAACCATGAGTTGGTTCATTTGAAATTGTATGAAAATCAAGACCTATAGGCAATTGAATCATCTTTGGATTATTTTGTACTTGTGTATTTTGAAGAAACCATTTTAGTAAAAAAGGAGAGTTTATTAATGTATTAAATTCATGCGAATTTAACGCTTCTTTTGGGACACATAAATCTGAATCTCCAGACACAAGAACGAACTTTTTGTTTATTTTATGTAAAATATGATTGACAAAAAATTTTAGTAAATCGCTACATACGTATACTGACATACCATGAAACATATGATTAATCATTTCTAATAAATAACTTGTGTCATTATTACAACTGGACTTTGGGTTTTTTGAATAAAAATTGCAAGATTTTAATATTCCTCTACTATTTACAAAATAACATAAGTTTTCCATTTATATTATATTATAATTTTAAAAATAAAGGATGATATGGAACATTATACATTTCGCAAATATATTTACTAAATCCTGTCCCGTGTCCATAAGTCGATAATGAAAAAACCTCTCTTGCTTTTGATATCAAAAACATATCACATAAGGTATCAATTATACTTGAATCATCAACTGAAAAAGCTAAATGTATTATTTTATTTATTTCAATAATTAAATTATTATATATTTTTTTTAGATTTATTTTAATTACATTTGAATTTGATAATAATAATACTTTGGAATTACTATTTTTTTTTAATATTTTATTTAAAAATTTAATTAAATATATATTTAAAGTAGGATTAATTTGATCACTTATAAAATTAGAGTCATCAACTCTTATATGAACAACAATAAATTTTTTTTCTAATAATCCAAGTTTTAACATTTTACTGTTAATAATTTGAATTAATTCTTCATTTGGAATAAATTTATCTTTTATAAATTGTTTCTCAAATTCTGTTATTTTATACATCGGAATATTATTACTAAACAAAAATATATTTTTATTGTTAATTTTTTCCAAATGGTTAGTAAAATTATTATAAAAAAATTCTGTAGTGGTAGTATTATCAGGGAAATAATATTCAACATCTTTATAATTTATAGGTTCTTCTACTTTGTCGTATTTTTTATATAAATATTTTGCTACTGGATGATTTTTATAATCAACATCAAATTTTAAATTATTAATAATACAAAATTGTAACAAAAAAAAACTTCCTCTAAAAAAATCACCTATACCACCACCTTTTGCGTTGGAATAATCTTGCATATAAACATTTGTAATCATCTCTATTCTTTTATTTTTATTAAAATTTGACATTTATATGAATAATATATCAGGAGAAATAAAAATTCTAGCTTCGTTTTTATTAATTGCTTGTACATGAAAATTTCTGTGTTCACAGTCTTCAATATTTGATAAATCTAAATTACTACCGACCGCATAAATATTTTCATTGACAATATATTTTGGGAATAAATTTATATTAAAAACACCTTCATAACTACAATTTTGAAATTTATTTTTTCTGTAAATACCAAATCCATTAAATGCTGAGCAGCATCTTAATAACTCATCATCTTTCAAATCACTTATTAATTTTTTTATATTTTCCTTTATTTTATCGTGTGGATTTTGCTTAAAATGAAAAAAACTAATTAAATAAGGGTATTTTGATAATGCCCATATATCATAATAATCTTTTTTATTAAATGTTAGACAATCCCAGTCGTCTCTTTTTAAATTTTTTTTTAATACATCAATATTTATATTTGATGAACAAACATCATCACAATCCATCATTATAAAATAATCATAGTTTTTTTTGCTTGAAAAAACAAATTCAGTACACTTATTTCTTCCGTAAGCTAAACGTACTGTTCTATATTTACTAATTTCATTTTTGTTTATATATATATATAAATTGTTGTTTTCTTTTTGAAAATCTTTTAATATATTTAATGTATTGTCTTGTGAATTATCATAAAATAAAATTATGTCAAAATCATCAAATAATAAACCTATTAATTTCATATTTTTTAAAACACTATCAAGATATTCTCCACAATTTTTGACTGTTCCACATATACAACACTTCATTATATATTAAATATTTAATAATTTAAAATATATTTAATAATTATAATAATGAAAACATATATTGTTCATTATGATAAATTATCTGATAGGAAAAAACATATGGATTATCAATTAAAATTAAATAATTTACATTATGAATATGTATCAAATTATGGTAAGGATAAATTAACATTAGAAGATAAAAATAAATTTAGAAATATTTCTGATTCCGAAATTTCTGTATGTCTTCATCACATAGAATGTTTCAGAAAAATTGCTACAGGCGATCATGATTATGCTTTAATTTTTGAAGATGATGTCATATTATGTAATAATTTTAAAAAAAAACTTGAAGAATATTTATTATATTTGCCTGCTAATTGGGATATGTTATTTATTGGCGATGGTTGTGGATTACATATACCAAAAAATAGATTAAATGTTAATAATTTTATTTATCTTAAAGATAATTTTCCTACTATACATGGTGGATTAGGTGCTACAAGATGTCTTGATTCTTATTTAATAACAAAAAAATGTGCTCAAAAAATTGTTGAAAAATTAGCTCAAATTAATTATACAATATTATGTCCAGCTGACCATTGGTTAAATCATGTTATAAGAAATAATAAATTTAATGTTTATTGGAGTGAACCTACAATAGTGACTCAAGGAAGTGAAAAAAAACTATTTATTTCATCAATCAGATAAAATAATATAGCACTATTTTATAATGTCAAAAATTGGATTACATAACTTTTTTTTAAAAAGTAAAATAAATATTACTGAGGGATATACCCAATTAAATTTAGGGCAATGTAATGAAATTAAAAAATTATTAAGTAAAGATATGAATAAAATTATGGAAATTGGTTTTAACGCAGGACATAGCGCCGAAATATTTTTAGAAAATACAAATGCGTATGTTTACAGTTTCGATATTGGAACGCATTTTAATGAATACTTAAAATATGGTAAAAATTATATAAATAATGTGTATCCAAATAGACATACACTTGTATTTGGAGATTCAAAAACGAGAGTACCTAGATTTGCCAATAATAATACAGATACTAAGTTTGATTTAATATTCATAGATGGAGGTCATGATTATGAAACAGCTTTGGCTGATTTAGTTAATTGTAGACAATTAGCAACTAGGGATACTATATTAATCATGGATGATGTAATTAAGCACAATAAAAATTTTGTAACTGGATGGACTGAAGGTCCTACATCAGCTTGGAATAAATGTATATCTGATGGAATTGTTGAAGAAACTAATATATTTGAATGGACTCAGGGTCATGGAATGACTATTGGTAAATATTTATTCTAACTAAATAAAACCTCCGGACTAATCATTATTCTTGCTCCAGATCGTGTTCGCGCCATTTGATGAAAAGCCCTATGCTCGCAATCTTCATATCTGCCTTTTATATGACCATAATCCCTATAAACCATGGTTCGCGATTTTTGCGCTTTTTTATGAGCCTCTATGTATTCTTTTGGAAATAAATCCGTTCTAACTCTGCCATCATAATATGTATCTAAAAACTTGTGTGTTTTATAAATTGATAACCCGTTAAACGATGATATACAAGGTAGAAGCTGCCCTGGTTTTAAACTATTCAATCTTTTTGTAATATAATCTTTGATTATCCCGTGATAATTGTAATTGTCATTAAAATGATTATAACTGAAACAATATGGCCATATTGAGAGTCCCCAAATGTCATAATATGCGGGGCTCGTATTGAAAGACAAACCATCCCAATCTTCTCTCTTCAAGTATTTTCCAAGAGTATTTATATTTACTTCTTTGCAGTTTACATCATCAAAATCCATCATAATAAAATATGGATATAAAGCTTTATTGTTTCTTATAAAATTCAGACAAAAATTGCGCGCCAAAGCTATATTATGAGTCCTAAAATTGCTCATGCGGTTTGCGTTTACATATAATTTAAACCGGGTTGGATTCTTTGTTTGATACTCTTTCAAAATTTGTAATGTATTATCGCTTGATTGGTCATAATATATTAATATTGTATAATCATCAAAGAGAGAACCAATTTTCTCGATATTTTCCAACACTTTATTTAAATAAGCGCCGCAATTTTTAACAGGACCGCAAATACAACAATTCATTATATATACTTGTTTATTTTTTTGTTAGTATTTAAACTAGGGTTATAATAGTTTATCCAATATTCTTCCCTTTCTTCTGCTTCTTTCTTTGATACGCAATCCGGTTCTTCTATAATTCTATATGACCAATTATTCCATCCTCCATTGTTTCTTATAATATTATACATCCGCATAGTATAACTTTTATTTGCTGAATTATTACTACATCTACGATGTACACTTATCCTACCTTTAATATCAGTCGAATATCCAATATATATATCTGATATATTATCGTCATTACAATATATCATATAAATTTTAGTAGAACTATAATTCGGTGCCATTATGTTTAGTTAATAAATTTTTTGTTATATTTTTTCAATTTTAAATAAAAATATAATATATTATTATGAACAATATAAATAAGAAAATAAATAATGATTTGGTATACATTAAAAAATCTGATATTGATGGATTAGGAGTTTTTGCTAAGAAAGATATTGTAAAAGGAACTAAAATATCTGATTATTATGGTAAAGAGATGAAGTGGAAAACATTTAAAAATAAATATGGTGATTATAAATCGAATTCGTTGAATACATACCCAATGCGTCGTATTTGGAAAATCATTGTGGCAAAGGAAGAACCATATAAAACCTTGAATTTAACAAATTACATAAATGAAATTAGAGGTAAAGCCAATTGTGAACTAAAATTAAGAGCGTTATATGCTAAAAAAGACATAAAAAAAGGCACTGAATTATTACTTGAATATCCTGAAGATTATAACCGTTTTTGGTTATCAAATAAAACAAAAAATAATAAAACAAGCAATAATAAAACAAGGAAAAATAAAAATTGATATAATTTTTAATGATAACAATATAAGTATAACTAATAATTAAATGATTACTGTAGTAACAGGTAGATTTAATACAGAAACATTGTATTCAAACTATGAATACAGGAGAAAATATGGGTTTAAATGTATTTATTGCTGTCCGTCAGAATTGTCGCCCAAAATTTTGTATGATTCTCCTGTATTTGTGATTGAAATGAATAATTCGACAAATAAGATTGAGGGTGTTGGATTGATTAAAAATAGAATACAAACAAATAAGTATTATAAGGTTCATAATGACGGAAATACAAACCGATATATTTATATTGGTAATTATTTTATAGACAGAGAAACACTCGAAACATATAATCCTCGGTTGGTTTATGTTTTGGAAATCGTGTTATTTAAAGGCAAAACACATTCGAAGCGAGGGTCCGGTTTAACAATTATTCCTGAAAAAGTATTAAAATTTGATATTTGCAAAGGTATAAATATACAAAAAGATATAAAAAACATATTTGTTTATCAATTTAGAGATAAAATATCACAAGGTAATGTCGAAATTATTGAAACTAGAGAAAATATAGAAACTAGAGAAACTGATGATTTATAATTTTAAAATTTTAAAATTTAAAACAAAATCTATATTAATCATATGACATCTATAGACACAAATGTTTCAAATTATACTTTATCTGAATTAATGGCTATTGTAGAATTGAATGACCTTGATCCTAGTGAAATTACTAAGAAAACAGACCAATTAATTAATCGTTTTAAGAGTAAAAAACCCGAGTTATCTGTTTTTTTTCAAGAAATCAGAAGCCAACTTTTACAGTATGCGGATGAATTAAAAGATAACAATGATGATGATGATGACGATAATGAAGATGACGCAGATGGTGTTAATGATGAAGAGACTGACAAAGTAATCGTAGAAAGTTTTGGAAATATGAGAAACGAAGCTATTTATTCAGCTGGCGAAAAACAAATAAGCAATTGGTATCAGAATGAGAGTCTTAAACAAAGTGATACAAATCAAACAAATAAAATCACTGATAGAAAACAAAAGATTCAAACTTTTGGCAATCAACATGTCCCTATGAACAGAGAACAATTAGGAATAAACGATACTTACCAAGTTCCTGTTAAACAAGACTCTTTGAATCCGAATTTGAAAAACACGATTAAACGGTTTATTAATTTAGATAGCCAATTTAGACAATATACAAATGGCATTGACTCAAGTGCCACTGATTACACACTTGACCTTTCCGATACATTAAAAGATGCTCTTAGTTTACGAGTATTTTCCTATCAAATACCATACTCTTGGTATACAATCGACCTCGCTTATGGTAACACATGTTTATGGATTAGCGATGTTAGTAATAATGTTACTAATACTGTAGTTGTTTCGGTTACTCCGGGTAACTATAATCCTTCACAATTTGTAACCGATTTATCTAATAACTTTACGAATGCCGGATTTTACAACTATCCAACAGGTGGCCCTGTTTTATTTAATTCAAATAATGGCAAAATAACACTTAATTTATTTGGAACAGACTTTTCCGGAAATACTATTGAAAAAAAACACGCTAATTTTACTGTGAGCACAACAACACTAATCACATTTTTTGATTTTACTGGTGTCCTACAGTGTACAAACGTATGTTTAAGTAAAACAAACCATTTTTTTAATAATTCATTGGGGTGGATTATGGGCTTTCGTGTTCCTTATACCTATGTTGACACTAGCGGAAATGTAGCTCCATGCGTTTTAGATTTAAATGGACCCAAATACCTTATATTAGTTATAGACGATTATAATCAAAATCACGTCAATAATGGTCTTGTTTCGATTACTCAATTTTCAAGTAACCTAAAAATACCGTCATATTATTCACCAGATATACCTTATATTTGTTTAACCCCAGAACAACAAGGTAACAATCTAAATCAAATTGTTGCCGATGCCAACCTTCAATCTATTTTTGATAATCAAAACAGTAGCACAAACAATGGTTTATTAATTGCCGGTAAATATGAAAGTAATTATACTTCGACTCAAATTGTCTTACCTAGTGCTCCAAGGACATTAACACAATCCCAAATTTATACAATTAATGAAATTAATAGAAATAAAAATAATACAACTAATTATTTATCAAAAGCACCTACTACGTCTGATATATTAGGAGTCTTGCCCATAAAAACAGCTGGATTATCTACTGGTTCACTCATAGTTGAATTTAGTGGTTCCGTTCAGGACAATATTAGAACCTATTTTGGACCTGTAGATATTGATAGAATGAGTGTGAAATTGATTGATGATAAAGGTAATATACTTAATTTAAATGGTAGTGATTGGTGTGTTACGTTAATTTGCGAATGTTTGTATCAATATTAGAAACTTTTTCTCTCTTTTTTATAATTAAATATGGTTAATTAGTTATAAAAATATTTATTTTCTAGTATTGCGTCTTCTTTTAGTATTACGTCTTCTTTTAGTATTGCGTCTCTTTGAGTTGCGTCTCTTTGAGTATTTTCCACCCCTTCTTGATGGTGCTGGTCTTTGTTGTGCTTGTGCTTGTACTTGTGGTCTTGGTGCTGCTACTGGCGCTGCTACTGGTGCTGGAGCTAAATTGATCGCATTTACTAAACCATTATATAGATTATTAACTTTAGTTTGTGTAATATCTGGAAGAGGCATCCCTACTTTGTTTTGCCATTTTTTAATTATTTCATCTGCTTGGTATTTTACAATATCAATACTTACTTGTATAGGTCCCTCTGCTTCCCGATCCGGTAAAATAACAGTAACCATTTTCATCTTTAAGTCGGAATTACCACGTATTTTATCAGAAAGATTAAGTGATAGTTTATTTAATTCAGCTATAGTGTGATTTACTACTGGCTGTGCCATTTTATATAATAACACAATATTTTTTCTAAATAAATTAAGATTAAAGGCAAAATATATTTATATAATTTATAAAAATTGTGTAAATATATACATGAATATTTTATCTGTAATTTTTTCAAAATTTGGCAGTTTTGGTCCAATTTTACAATATTTAACTGCTAACTATTTACTTTGGAACAAAAAAACATCATTTTATTATTACCAAGTTGGATTTTTTACGTGCATGATTTTAAATCTTGTATTAAAAGGTATATTTAAACAACCAAGACCATCTGAAGACCCAGCAGAATTTTATTTAGCCATCAAAAATGGTCACCGATTTATTTTTAAAAATGGAATACCCCATGATATTTTTGGCATGCCTTCAGGTCATTCTCAAACAGCTCTATTTACAACCGCATTTATCTTTTTTTGCTTAAAAGATATTAAAATAGCATTGGGATTTTTATTTGTTTCATTGATGATAATGTGTCAACGTGTTATTGACAACCATCATACTGTTTTTCAAGTTGTTGTTGGAGCTAGCGTCGGCATTTTATACGCTTATTTATTTTATTATTTTGCTCAACAAAAATTAAAGGGTATAATTCGGATGAAACCGGATGATAATGGCCCGTTATAAGTTTTATACAATTTTTTTAAATATAATTATAATATAATTATGAGTAATAATTATACTATTAGAAAGCAGTGTAGATTAGCCAAAGGATTTCTTCCTAGTTTTACACCGGAAATTTACAGCTTATCTGTATATACTTCCGTAGCAGGCGTTTATTCAAACGTATTAATCACTGGCCAAAACTTTTTACCAAATGGAACTACTTATGTTAATTTTGGCAATTTTACAAACATACCTGTTACTTATATGAGTTCATTTTATGTAGGTTTTGTTGTGCCAACAAATGCTGTAGCAGGTTCTTATAATGTTATTGTTGTTAATAACTATAATAGCAATTACAGCGCAAATATAAACAACATTTATAACCAAAATATGAATTTTTCAAATAGTATAACGTACACTTTAACATAATATTTTATTGCTTATTTATATGAATTACTTTTATCTTAAAATTTTTGGGCTAGTTTTGTTTATTATTGCCGTTTCTTATTACAATACATATTGCGCTTCTTTTATTGAATCATTTTCTTCAAAGAAAAACAAAACAATTGTTTTATTAGGTGACAGCATTCTTAAAAATAACTCTTATGTTTCGAATGGAAAAGGTGTTGACAATATACTTGAAGAGAGAAACGCAACAGTCTATTCACTTGCTCAAAATAATGCCAAAATTGTTGATGTTTATGGAGAAATTAATAAAATACCACTTGACATAAATAATAAATCTACTTTGATTTTTCTCTCTTCAGGAGGAAATGATATACTCTCTTTCTATGTTGATCAACATGGCGACACGACTGATACTGGATTTTTGAAGACAATGTTGGCGGCTTATAAAACTTTGGTTAAGAGCATTAAAACACGCATGAATGAGTGTCAAATTGTGCTTTTGGATATTTATTATCCTAGTAGTAACCAGTTTACACAATATAAACCTATTCTTGAAGAGTGGAATGCTTTACTTGAGAATTATGCGCGTGAAAATTCGTTGGGATTACTGCAAATTAGCAAATCGGTTACGGCACCCAAGGATTTTACTTTAAGCATTGAACCTTCGGAACAAGGAGGTGAAAAAATAGCGCGAAAAATTTTGGATTATAATTAAACTATTCATATAAATTATTATAATAATATTATTTATATGAATAGTTTACTCATAACTCAAGCAGTATTTATTGGAATAGCATTGCTAAGTATATGTTTATTTTTTTACCCAAAAATAGAAATTAAATTTGGTGCTGGAGTATTACTCGTTATTTCTGTAATAATCGTAGCAATTACTTTTAGTGTTACCGAATTTGCCAAAAAATAATTTATAAATTTTTATTTTATTTATTTATTATATTATGACTCCGACTGATATAACTTATACCACTTTATTTGCTATGGCAATTCTTGCTATTTTATATATGGTTACACCATTAGCACGAAATAAAGAAAATCAAAAAATTACAATATCCGCAATATTTTTAATTTTCGTTGTAGTATTAGTTTTAGGAATTATGTGGTTTGTAAAGGTCGCAAAATAAAATCACTAAATTCGGTAATACAAAAGCATTTGATAACTCTTTGTATAATTCCATTTGATTTTCATGCCAAGATACTTATTGGTTTCTTCAAAATGCCAGTCAACATCCGCATTTAGCTTATCTCTCCACTCTAATGGTTCTAATTTATGAAAACTATAACCATCATAACCAAACTCCTTCCCTTCACAAGTGACAGTCGAACAAAAATGTTGTTTCGAAACATCCCTTACAATTGTGCTATCAATCTTATATTTCTCTCCATTTACTGTGAAAGAAACAGGTTTATTTTTGAAATGTTTTGCGTTATTTTCATAAACTGCCAGTATAATAATATGAGGTATTCCCGTTTTTCTCGTTTTTTCCATTATTTGATTTTTCCAGTTACTGGATGCGTCATTTACAATAAGTATGTTTATAGAATTATTGTTTAAATAATTTATAATTCCCATATAATAATAAATTGGATTACCGCCTTTACCCACATTACTTATAACCGGAAACATTTTTTTATAAGAATCCGGTATTGCTTTATATATTTCATTGATTATTACATTAGTATTTAACTTATATGCGTATTTATTACCAGTGAGAGAAGCATCTATGGCAAAATTTAACAAAGCAAATACGTTTTTAAGTTTATCAGGAATATATGTGCCATCTTTTTGTTCACCTTCTATCATCAAATGACGAAAAAAATGGAAAAATTTGCGACCCTTATCGCTAATAAAAAAATTAACAAACATACTATTAAACCAGCAATTACTGCTAAACTGTCTTGGAGTGACTATTTTTTCAACGTCAACGTGCTTGTTTGCAGATAAATTCTTTAAAAGGAATCTTTTAGCTTCCGGTGTATCATAATTAACACATGCGTCACCATTAAAAAAACCAGATACTCTTATTTTAAGAGGTTCTTTTAACTTATATGCGGCTACAATATTACAATCGGAGAGCTCTTGTCTTGGTATTGATTGAAGGGTTTCCAACTCATTATTTATTGTAGGAGAATATGAGCTTTTATCATTTTGATGTGAAAAGAAATGCTTAAACATTGAAAATGAGTTTGTCTTATTTTTCTTTGTTTTATTTTTCCTTGTTTTATTTCTCCTTGTTTTATTTCTCATATAAATAAATAATATTTTTCTTTTTTGTATATGTAATATAAATGGGAGCTGGTATATTACCAACAACAATACATAATGGAAAACTATACTTTTTATTTGGTAAAGAAGGTAAATATGAGGATACAGCACCTGGATTTTCCGATTTTGGCGGCGGCACTGATAATAGTGAATCATTTTTAGAGACGGCGATCAGAGAAGCAGGTGAGGAATTTACCGGTTTTTTAGGTAACGATGCGGATATTCGTAAAATGCTACGCGCTCATGGTACTTATACTATTGATTATAAAAGTGATGGTCACGGAACTTATAGAACACATATTTTTCCTTTTGAATATAACCATTGGTTGCCACATTATTACAACAATAATCAGCGTTTTCTCCAAAAACGATTACCTGCGAATGTGTTTAAAACAACCAAGATATTCGAAAAGGCGGAAATTCGTTGGATTTGCGTTGACGAGCTGAAAAAAATGCGACCTCAATTTCGTTTTTGGTATCAGAACATAATTGATATGATGATTAATGAGAAAGAAAGTATTCAAAAGTTTATGATGAAAGGTTCTAAACATAAGAAAACAATGAAACATGGCGGTAGAAAAAAATCCACTAGAAGTAGAAAACACTACTAAGAGATAGAGAGAAGATTATTTTTTTTGTTTTTTAATTTTAATATTATAACAATTTTTAATTTCACCAACACTCATTCCAGACTGCTTTGAGCGCCTCTTATAAAAATTCTCCATCAGTTGTTTTGTTCTTTGACTCTGAGTATTTATCATTATTTTATCCATTGTTCCATAATAAAGCGCATTACATTTGCTGTCGTTTGTTCTCGCATTAATTAAAATAGGACATTCAAATATACACAAATTTATTAGTATTATAAAATATAGAATAAACATTTTATTAATTAATTATATTTCATCGAATATAATTAAATTTATTTCATTTTTATTTAAATTATTCGAACATTGTCTAGTCCAATCACTTCGACACCTTGTGTCCAATCACCTAATATTTCTATTTTAAATTCGTCCTCAAATATAGTCTCAAAATTGACGTCTTTATTTGCGTTTTCATTATACCATAAATCGTTTCTTAATGGTATATTGAATGTAATCATATTACCGTCATATTTTGTCATGTACGGGTAATAAATTATGACACCATTCACGTCTATTATTTTAATTAAAGCGGAACAATGATTTAATTTGCGAAAATCGCCCATAAAACTTGTCAGCGTAAAGGTGAGTAACATAGGTTTTTTACTATCATATGTCAATTTGATTTGCGGCGACCTAAAATACCAGAGATTTTTATCATTCTTGTTTTTCGAGTCGACATTTACTAGGTCATCTTTGGCAATTATATATTGCGACATTGAATTGCCATCATTTTTGCTACTTTGTAAACTATAATGTTGATGTAAAATAGTGTTATCCAATTTGTTTCCTGTTAAAACCCAACCTTCGCTGCTTAGTATGAAGGTATTTTCGTAAAAAACCTTACCTAATATGTTGCGGTGTTTTATGAGAAATATTGCGAATATTAGTAAAAATATATTATTCATTAGTCAATATATTTTTATATTTTTATATCTTTATTTTTAATATTTGTTACTTTGTTATTTTGTTATTAAGAAAAAATAAAGGCATATTGATATTGTTACGCTTGTGAATACCACGAGAAAAAGAAAAAAACATTGATTATTATTATTATTATTATTATTATTAAAAAATGGTTTGTCATTTTGATTATTACTCGTTTCTTCATTTTTCATTAGCATATTCGTAATATTATTTCTATCTTTTTCGCATATTGTGTCTTGACTTATTTTAACATCGTAAAACTCGGATGATTCACTCATTCTTTATACTAAATTTATATATTTAACTTTATTTTAATATTTATAAATTATTTTTTTGCACAATCTGACACGTGAGGTTTATCATATTTAGAAACAAATATTCGTGACGCCCCGTCTTCATAATACATATGACGTGATATTTTAGCCAAGTTTCCACCATAAATATGAATAGAAATAGAGGGTCGGTCCAATAATCCATTATAGACACGATGTACATCACCAACTGCAGGCGATACTATATCTATATTATTATCTGTTTGCGCTACTATTTCTTCAGATCTTCCATCTGGAACCCAATGACCGTTTTTAGCTTGGACATAGTGTTGCGATATCTCCTTTCCACGTAGGCAACCAACTAATCCCCATGTACAATGGTCGTGAATAACTGTAGATTGACCAGGACCCCATACAAAACTCAAGATTGAAAATCGTTCATTTGGGTCTTCGTATAATAAGTAAGACAAATAGTCATTATCATCTGCTTGAGCATATTTGGCTGGTAACCAATCATCTACAGCAACTAGTTCTTTAATATAAGCAGTACCTTTTTCTAATATATCAGCTTCATTATTTGATTTATCCATAATATCGCTTATTTGATTAATAAAACGATTAAGCTTAGGTATTTTTTTTATATTTGCTTGATCATAGTGAGGTTTTTCATGATCTATGATTTGCTTTCTACTATGTGTACTATGTGTACTATTTTTATTAGAACGTCTAGTTTTTCTTGACATTTTATATATGTATATATTTTATAAATTAATTATTATTTTTAAGTTCTAGTAGTTCTTTTTCAAATTCGGCTAATTTTGCCTTCAATAATACGTTTTCATGGTTTAATTGATGGATATTCAATTTTGTATTTGCGTATGGAATGGTTATTGTGCTTTTTTGGATTTTCCAACAATCTGGTTTGTCTTTTTCTTGCTCACATGGAGTAAAATTTAGTTCATAATATGTTTTCTCTTCGATTTCTCTCATTAGATCCGCGCTCCAATTTTCTCTCTCTTCTTTGTAAATAAAAGCTTGGTGGAATATTTTGTCTTCTTGAATTAAATCATCATTGCAATCAATTGAACGCACAATTGGAACAAAGTCTACGCGGTCTATATTACCTAAAAAGTGTCTCCAAAATATGTTCTTGATTAATTCGGCACTATAGGTCTTTTTCATGACTGGGATGTGTAAGCAAAATGGGGTGTTATGGGCTGACATTTTCTGTAATTTATTGTTTTACTTTATGTAACTGTCTTTAAATTGGTATTTTAATACTTTATATTTTAAATTTAAAAAGCAATTCAATTTTTATTTGGTGAAAATAAAAAATAAAATAAAAATCTATTATAAAATGAAAATCACTCACACAATGATTGTAATGTTTGTCGGCAGTTTTGTCATCCAATATTTTTTAATGCCTCCCATAATGATCGAGCAATTTTCCGACTTTACAAATAGCATAGGAAAAGCATATATGGCCGCAATCATGGGCATCTTCATGGTTTTGATGGAAGTCGCAATGCACGACCACCAATATGACGTATGTAGTACCAACTTTTATATTGCGTTAATCGGCACATTGATCCTTTTCATTTATTTGTATAGGAAGCAAGTGGCGATCAAAGATAAACAATATTTAGAGGGTATGATTGAACATCACTCTATGGCGCTCTTAACCAGCAAGGAAATATTGAAAAAAACGGATGATTATAATGTCGCCAAATTGGCAAAGAATATTATTCAATCACAAGAAAACGAAATTAAGGTAATGAAAAGTTTATTAAATAAATATTAGAAATGTTAAGTTAAACGTTGTTAAGTTAAAGAATATCGTGGCTATCTGACCAATCATCTGATGCGACAAGTATAGATAAATCCTTTAAAATATAAATATTGTCCATTTCTGATGCTTGGTTTGTTTCTATAAGTGCCGCACGGATTGCGTTTATAATTATTTCTCTCTGTTCCTTATTTTCCAAAGTGTTTTTATTGATGATTATCTTGTGTGATTTGTTGTTAAGTAAGTTATATGTTTCATTTGTTGGTGCCAATTCTATAAAATCAGTTGTATCTGTGTATCCATGCTCGTCGACACACGTGAAATTATAAATGGTAATTTTTTCTTTGTCGATTTTATAACGCGGTGCGTATTCTTCGTAGCGAATTGTCATTTTTGCCAGTGATTTACCTAACAATTCACCGATTGTTTTTGCTAAATATAGTTTTGCGTATATAGGACTCATTCTTATTTTTATTTATTCTACTTCTTTTTAAATAAAAATAATTCAATTTTTATTGTTATATATAAATGGATAACCTATATATTAATAATGCTTTAGCTTTTGTAGTTATTTGTACTGGATCAATAGGTACAGCATATGTTGGAGTAAAAGCTTTTTATATTCTTCGTGACGTTGCTGACCCATCAAATATAGTTAGGTTTGAACAGCATCTTTTTGGTCAACCCATAATGGATCAAAATATAGAAGAAGCTATAAATTCAGTAAACAATTTAGCAAAAAAAGTTGTTAGTAATTTTCTTTTGGGTAATCAATTTATTTATACATAATATTTCTTGGCGTCATCTGTTTCCAAATGGACTTCCGGCGGCGCGGGCCATTCTGTATACGCAATTGCTTTAGTTGTCGGTCTTTCCAGTGCCAATAATTGCTTCAGTGCCATCATTCTTCTCTCTAATGGGAACATATTAGGTGGTAATTTTCGCGATATTTGCTTCCAACGCCATTCAAATTGGAGCGCTGCTGGCCAATCTGGAAACCCCGAAACATGTGCCGCGCGAGTCCAAATCTCGCCTTTCGCCACCTTAGCGCCAGTTGCGTGCGCGCCTCCTTTTATCTCCTTATTGTGCTGCCTTAGACGACGGTTAAGATCCACAGTTGCGCCAACATAGGTGGCATTATCGCTAGAAACTAGTAAATAAACATAAGACATTCGTATATAAACATATTAAAATTATTTAATATATTTAATAATTATTTATTTCTTCTTCTTTTGGTATTGGATCTTCTTCTTCTTTTTTTAGTATTGGAACTTCTTCTTTTTTTGGTATTGGATCTTCCGCCATATTTTACATTAGATGCCTCTAAATTTGTTTTTAGACGGACAAGAGCTCTCGCTCCATTTACAGGATCATAAGTTACTTGATCTAGGCCTTTTTCAAAATCAACTGGTGTAATATCATTCGGCGATACTAGCTTTGAACGACCTGTATTTTTAAAAAATACAGAGTAATTTGATCCATCTTTACCACTAATTACTCCGTCAACAGAACGTTCAACAGAACGACCACGTTGTATTTCATGAAGCGTAACAGTAACTTCATCACCAGGAATGTTTCTACCACTAATTACTTGGGGAATTTTATATCTAATTCTTTGTTTAGGAATTGGAACTGCTACTTGTCGGCAAGTTTGTATTACATTAATAACGGTGAATGGGTTATCAGGACCACGATCAAGATATTGTAAAAATTGCGATAATCTGATGGCACGTGTTTCATTTCCTTGACGATGACTACCATGAACTTCATTAAAATAATTACGGGATTGAAGAAAAGGCTCCTGTAAATCACTTATTGTCCAATTTTCAGTTACTGAAGCTAAATTAGAACCTTCGCCTTTACTGCAGTAAAATGTCATATCGGCAACATTATCACCTGGACGACACAGTTTTATATTAGCTCCAGGGGTTAATAGTGGTTGTGATGCGACTACAAATGCTTTGGCATAGGCTAAATCGTAATCATCGTCACCTGTAAAATCCATTCTATTATATTTTTGTTTTTCACTCAATTTTGTTATTAATTCTGTTTTAATACCTATATTTTCGGCTATCTTACTCTGTATTATACTTTCTATATGTCTTGAAGCACCATCTAAATCACCACTACGATTAAGCTCTGGAATCACCTCGTTTCTAATACGGTTATTTACATAATCAACGTCAACGTTATTCGTAACTTTTTCAGCACGAGCCTCTGGATTCCCTCTAGTTTTAGTAATACTAGCCAAAGTCGCATCATCTGATGCGTCCGATCCACCAAAATCAAAAGCATAATTTAAGAAACCAAATGCGGTAGCTGTTATATTAATTACTCTAATGTGAGGAGGCAATGTAAAAGTAGGTAACAATACACCATCTGGGTTTGTAATGTAAACGCCGTGTGTGCCAAAACTATAAACACCGATTTCTGGTTGAGACGCGCTGCTTTTTGATGATAAATCCATTTCTTGTGGTCCTGCGAAATCTTGTGGTCCTGCGAAATCTTGTTGTTGATTGTTTCCCATTTCGTAATCCATACTATTAATATATAATATTATTAAAATTTTTGACATGCTTAATATTTATTTCTTCTTCTTCTTTTGGTGTTGGCTCTTCTTTTTCTTTTGGTGTTGGCTCTTCTTTTTCTTCTTTTGGTTCCACCAAATGGATATCTTTTTATGTCTCTCCTTTCAATCCTTGTATCATTTGGAAAGTTTACATCATTATGTTCAACATATTCATCTGGTCTAAGTATGATATTATCTCTTGGCACTGTATGAACATGTATGCCATCATTATATATAATATAAAAACTACCATCTTGGTTTATACCTCCAATTGTTCCTGGTTCATATCTACCTCTATACAAGCCATATATAGCTTTTCCTCGTGAATAATCAGTATAATCACTTAGAGTTACAGGGACCTTTATAGGACAACAAGTGCCGTCAAAAATCACAATTGATCGAGCACCTTTCTCAACGCACCAATTTAGCAATTGTTCTGTAGTAATATTACGATCTCTGTTTCCTTGACGCATAGATCCATCAGGGTTATTCACTCGATAAACTAGATTAAATATATCTAGATGTTCATAACCAGGATTTAGACATCGAATTTCCCAATCATGAGCACTAGCAACATTTCCTGCTTGAAGAATATATGTTTTATTCACCATTTCTCTACGTGGATTGTTAGTAAGGCAATCAATACCTCCATAATTTTCTCCAGGCATTCTGTCAGAACTCTCTATAAAAGCTCTACTATTGTCTAAGCTTTCTTTATCAGCACCTGTAAATCTTACCTTTGTTACTCCTTCTGTTATCATATCGCTTGATGATATTGTGGCATCATTAAAAGCACTGTTTCTTTGTTTTTCTTCCAACTCTGATACAGTATCATGTTGACCCATGTAGTTATCAAGATTATGATTAAACATTGTGTCTCCAACAAGTTCTAAGGTTTGTTCAAGTTTACTAGCATGTATTCTAGGTGACTGACGGTTTTCAATTCCACTTAACCCTTGATTAATTGTCCCATTTACAAAATGCGCATCAGAAGCTGAGAATAATTTACATCGTGATGTAGGATCGTTTGCTGTTTTTTGGATTGAGTCTAAATGGTCCATTTCGGATAGTCCGCCAGCCTCGTCTTGACCATAATTAATAGAACCAGGACCGGCTGCGTTAAACTTAAATAATGATCTTAACCTAGGATTAATTGGGAAAAGAGGTAGTCTACTAGTGTCACGGCCTGTTCGCACCCATCTTATTTCTCCGTGTGTAAAACATGATAGCACAACATCCATGTCCGGAGGAAAACGTATATCGCCTGCTATATTACTATTTGAATTCGCAGATGCCGATGATGAATCATCCACTTCCATTGATGAATTCCCTGGAAACATACTATTAATATATATTATTATTAAAATTTGTTGTGCAATAAATAAAATTTGATTCTTTAAGTTACTTTGGTGATTTATTATATAAAAGTGATGTTTTTCAAAAATCCAAGATTATTTTCCAAAAACGAAAATTGGACATTTATTTTTGTCCATTTTTGAAAAATGAAAATACTTTTGGGAATTAGAAAAACAGTATATTTGCATTATTAGAGTGAGACCATAATTTTTCTTATCGTCTCATCTCTGAAAAAAGTTTTTCAAATTTGTGACGATAATTTTTTTTTGAAAATATTGTATTTTGCGTATAAACATTTAGAGATTTTTTCTACTACCATTATATGATAGTTGAAGATAGTAAAAAGTCGCCAAAAGTCGCCTTCAAATATTTTTGCCATTGTTGTGACTATAGAACGTGTAAAAAAAGTGATTATGTAAAACATTTGTCAACCGATAAACATGAAAATAATGAAAATGGTAGTAAAATGGTAGTTGAAGATAGTGAAAAGTCGCAAAAAGTCGCACATTTTGAGTGTGAATGTGGTAAAATATATAAATATGACAGCGGGTATTATCGACATAAAAAGAAGTGTCTTGGAGTAAACTCAATCATCGCTAATCATGATCCTACAGATAAAGAATTAATATTAATGTTAATAAAGCAAAATTCACAATTAATCCAACAAAATGCTGATCTAGTTAAAAATGGCACTCACATCACAACAAATAATACAAATTCGCATAATAATACCTTTAACCTACAATTCTTTTTAAATGAAACATGCAAAGATGCCATGAATATAATGGATTTTGTGAATTCTCTCAAAATAGAATTATCGGATTTGGAAAATGTTGGGAAAGTTGGTTACGTTAATGGTATGTCGAGTATAATAGTAAAGAATCTTAATTTACTAGATGAAACCAAAAGGCCAGTTCATTGTACTGATACAAAGAGAGAAGTAATGTATGTTAAGGATGAGAATAAATGGGAAAAAGAAGATGAAAATAAAAAAAATATTAGAAAGTTAATAAAACATGTTACACATAAAAACACAAAATTATTTAAGGAGTATAAACAAAAGTATCCAGGATGCGAACAAAGTGATTCAAAGTATTCAGATACTTATGATAAACTAATAGTTGAAGCTTTTGGAGGCAAAGGGGACAATGATATAGAAAAGGAAAATAAAATTATTCGGAATATTGCAAAAGTAACAACAATAGATAAGAATGTATAATATTGTGACTGATAAATCATGACAATATTATATAAAATAATATAAAAGTAAATAAATAATAATATTATAAATGAAAATAGTTAATATAACAATACCGGACGATAAAATAATTGATATTAGTGGTTTCTCTCTTGAAGAGAATTATATGATGTTAAAGATAGGGAGTGAGTGTTTGTTGGAGGGTCGAAAAGCTGTTGCGGGTTTGACTCAAAAGGATATATATAATAAAATAAAGGAGGAAACAAGAGGAGAAGTACAGCGTTTAGAGTTGGATATATTGGTTGAGAGAGAAATGAAAATAAAAATGGAAGAACAAATAAAAAATATGTATGAAAATATGTTGGAAAAAATGAGGAGCCAAATAGAAACGATGAGTGTGCAAATTAAGAGTTATGAGTTACAAAATAAGGATTTAATTAAAGCGGAAGTAGAGAAAGCAAGGGAAAGGTATGATTTAGTATTGAATGAAAAGGATAAACAAATAAATCGGTTATCTGAAACGTATGAAAAATTGATAATACAATCACATAAAAGCACATCACATAAGGGTTCTGATGGAGAGAAAACATTTAGTGATTATGCCGAAACATTTATTGATTTTAAAGGTTTTAATATTATTGATAAACATACTCAGGGTGGTGAAGGAGATTTTCATTTACATTTTGAAGAATTTGATATTCTTGTTGATGCAAAAAATTATAAAAAGAAGGTTCCAATTGACCAAAGAGAGAAAATTAAAAAGGATTTACAAAAAAATGAACATTTACATTTTGCTTGGTTAGTTTCACTTAATACATCAATTGATAAATTTGATAAATCACCAATTATGTATGATTGGATAAATACAACACAATGTATAGTTTATATAAATAATTTATCAAGCTTTGAAGACCCAAAAAAGATTTTAAGAATCGTTTGGTTTACGTGTAAAGAATTATACAAATTGATTGAAGATGTAGACCAAGATGAAAATGATACTACTGAATTAAAAGAGAAAAATTTTAAATTAATAGACAAAATAAAAAATGTAAGAAAAACAATAAGAGAGATAAATACCTCAATGAATACAACAAGAAATTTAATTCAAGTAATGGATGATGATTTAAGATGTTTATTAGAAAATGAAACAAATGAAATAGTTTCTTCGAATTTCTCTCTATTTGATGATTGGTGGAATGAAAATGTTATAGTAACAAATAATGATTCAGTCGTAGTTTCAACAGATTTATGGTTTAGGTTTAAACAAGAAAACAAGTTAATAATAAATGAAATGAATATTTCAGGAGACAAATTTAAACAATATATAAAGTCGAAGATTCCATCGTCTTGTATAATTTTAAGAAATAAAAATGCGAATTCAGCTTTTGATATCAAAGGAATACAATTGAAAGTATTGAATTATAAATCAAATATAATTGAAAATGAAAAAATAGATATAGAGTTAAATGAGGAAATATTGAAAAAACCAAAAATAATAAAAAAATCATCAGAAGTAGTTTTTTCAAAAGAATTAGATAGTAAATTATTAAATGAATATTATTCAAATAAAGATATAATGGAAATATCTGAAAAAAATAACATTAAACCGTGGCAAGTAGTTTCTCTCTTGATGAAGTATAAAATAATTAAAAAGAGAGATGACGCAAGAGGTTATGATAAATATAAAGAGACTGAAGAATACAAACAAAAATTAGAAAAAAAATAGAATACTGATTATGATTACATTTAGGAACGCAAAAACTGTGGTTTTTGCTAAATTGGGTCCCATCCCAATTGTTCCTAAATGTAGTGTCGATTTTCGACGTCACCAGACGTCACTTGATATCGATATAGCCGCACATTATATTTTTTACATCACTTGTGCTCTACTTAGTGGTACATTTTTGTGCCGATTTGTGTCAAATAATAAAACAAATTGTATTAAAAATAAATTATATAATTTAAATAAATGATTGAAGAAACTATTCAAATAAATAAACTAAATTTACAATTTGAAAATAAATTTGATGATGAATATTTTATTTTAATAAATGGAATTGATAATTTTTTGTTTGAAGAAAAAATTTATATTTCAAATTATGGCGAAATTTATAATAAAACGCAAAATAGATTATTTGATTATGAAAATAGCACACTAAATTTAAGAGTAATTAATGGTGGAACTAAAGGTTTTAGTCGATGGAATTTAACTACTAACAGTTTTAGTATTCCAAATACAGAGTATGAATCAAGGCGACGACTAAAAAAAATAAGTTATGGTTATAACATACAAAATAGCAAAAAAGACAAAATAAAAAAAATATATAACACAAATAACGTTATAGATAATGAAAATGACGATAATAAAAATACAATAAATAATTATAGTAAATTAAAAGAAAATGTACCAGACACAGAACTGAATAATTTGGAATTAGAATTATATAAATATAAATTTATTTATGATGAAATTTCAAATCAAAAAAAAAATTTAGAAATAAAAATAAAAGATATTGAAAACAAAATACAATTAAGAAAAAAAATAAATGATAACAAATATAAAAATACGGTAATTTATATGATAAGACCAAAACACAATAATTTTCATATGTATATTGGTCATACAGTAAATAAAGAAAGACGTTTAAAAGAACATATAAGAGCAATAGAGAATGATAATAAAAAAATATATAAAACAATTAGAGATACAGGAGGTTGGGAACATTGGGAACTAATAGAATTAGCTTCATATGTTTGTGAATGTAGAGAAGACGCGCTAAAAATAGAGCAAGAATGGTGCGAAAAGCTAAGACCAAATTTAAACAGTAATTCACCATTCGCATAATTTGATAATAATTATTTTTATCGTCACAATGACAC